TAATAAGTCTTAAGGGCCCTTTAATTACTTATGATATTTATATAGAAACTCTCTTTTTTGTTTCAAGAATCTATATTAATTATATATCTTTTTTATTAGGGGTACCTTACCCTGAGGACACAAAAGTACCTTCTTAAAATATTTTTTAAGATTCTTGAAACAAAAACTCATACATTGAATATAACTAAAGTCTTTAAGCCTCCGGGTAAAATAGAGTCCGGGCTAAATGATTTAAAAAGTAAGCGTCCACCAAATCATCTAATGGTTTTGGGACTTTTTTAGTCTCTCCGATGTTTGACTTACAGAATCCAAGCAGTGAAGAGTTTTCAAGCACTGAATCGTTTAAAACGTTATCTAAGAATTTAACCCAAAGTTCATCCTTCTTCATGTTACCCTTTCCAGCATGCTTTTTAATCGTCGAAGGTGCGATGGTCATCATATCCAGGACTTTAAGCCTTGACATTAATTCCATCTTTAAGATTGCAGCTCCAGCCGCCATATCAATAATATTATTAGTACCACCTGAAGAACCATAAGAAGAACCTTCAAAAGCAATCACAAAAGGGGAATCATCGCCTGCAATTTCAATAATCATATTAATAATGTCATTAGCAGTTTGAGTATGCCTCTGGATTTTAATCATCTCGCTTTTAGAATAGGCTTCATGATTCGTCCAATCAGGTTGATGTGAGATTCTGGTATCTTCGAGTAGGTTTAGTTCCTCTTGGAGTTTTTGTTCGGCTCTAGTACCAGTGCCGGGTTTTAAATACCCAATAAAATAGTACTTGTCCTTTGAGAAGATACAAATACCTGGGGAATTTAACGAAAAGTCAATTGTTACGAAATTCATTTAGATTTTGCTACCAAGAGAAGAACCAAGAGCGGCTCCTACAAGTCTTGAAGTTAACATGTCATACATTATACCACTTTGAATTCCCAAAATGTTTGCAATCGTTTTACCAACAGTTTTACCAAGTGCAAAACCTGCAAGTCCACCAAAGATACTACCTAAAATACCTTCATTAGTAATCTCTTCATTGAACGCTTGGATATCATAAGTTCCATCCTCATTTTTATAAGTCTTTGAAAATTGCTCCAAGGCTGCGTCAACCTTAGCCTCAAGTTCTTCGGTCCATTCTGTCTGAAGTGACTCATTTAAAACCTGTAGTTCCGTTTCGGTTATGTTTTGTTCAGTTATGTAATCTAAAAATGTTTTCATGTTAGTTATCTATTTCTAATATTATATTAAATTTATTGTAATAAAAATTCAGGTCAAATGTTGTAAACTCTGCAATATTAGAACTCATATTTAGTTCTAAGTCTGAAATTGAATTAAGTATTGGTTTTTCAAAAACAGCGCTCATTAAGTGAATTCCCTCAGCGTCCATTATTTGCAGTTTAATATCATCAGTATATGGCTTTTTAACAATCTTTGAATAATAATATAATAAAGTGTCCTGCATAATCCAATAATTTATATAACCATCTAAGAGTTGCATCGTTACCGTAAACTGTCTATCGATAGTATTTTGTATTGGAATTGAACCTCTGTGATATGTTATTGTACCGTCATTTGGTGATGTTTCAATAGGGTCAAAACTAATTCCTGGAAGTCCAACGCCTTGAATTGAATAGTTTATAAAATCTATAGGTTCGGTAATTAAATTACCTGGCATTCTATTCAAATACTTTCGATATTTGTCAGCAACCTCGGTAGGAATAAAAGTCCTAGGAAACTTAAAATTGAAAAGGTTATTTCTACTATTTAATATCATTATATGATGTTTACTGTTCCGTAGTACAATAGTGATTCAGTACTTCCGTTTTTAATGTTAATATAAAATTTATCTGCAAATTGGTTTGTATCGCTCTGGTCAAATCGAACTGCTACGCTTTTTGGTACTTTAAAGAAAACTTCTCCAACTCCTAGGTCGACTCCTGGAAAACTAGGGTCGTGAGATATTTGCTGTTCAATAGTTCCACTTTTAATAATAAGTATCATGTCTTCAGCATTAACGAGACTTACGCTTTTCATCGAATTTCCGTCAGGTTGTGCAACTTTAAATTTAATGTAATTATCAGAAACTTTTGAAAGTGTAATAACTCCATCACCCTCTTTTTTATAATCAATTGAAGTTAGGTCATTTACCTCAGTACCATCAACCGTTACTATGGTACTTCCTCCCATAATTCTATAAGTATCTAGGGCTACAGGAACATATTTAGTTTCTCCAACGCTAGGTCTAACAGAATTTACAAATTGATTAAGCTCTCGATTAACACTAGTATTCGGTAAGGTATTGTATACTACGCTTGGCGCAAAATTAGAATTAAGAGCCAGTTTTAGCAATTTTTTGCCATACTTTTTAGGTTGAGAATATATTAAAGAAGCAGTTTTTAAAATTTGAGTATTATCAGTTTCATTATAAATTCTCATGTTAACCGATATTAAAAAGTTACTTGATACTGCTGAGTTTAAAATAACGGGTCTAAAAACAATAGATTCATCGTAGTTTGAAGTTTGGGTAAATGTATTATTAAACGTATTAATATAATTAAGACCCAACTGTTCTGCAACTTGAACTTCATAAAATACCGTAATGTCGTCATTTGACGTTGCGATTCTTCCGGTTATATAATTTTCAAATGATGACTGGTTTCCATTATATGTTCCATAGATTTTAAAATAATCTCCATCAAGCGCATGTTCTACATTAACTGAAATGTCAGTAAATTCGTCCTCTTGCGATAGCGTTAATGATTTTCCTTCAGCAAGATTAATATACTCATAACCTTCAAGAGTAACTACACTACTAATTAATTTAAAATCAAACTCATAATTTGCAGTTGTTGGAATTGAATTTGTTCCAGCTACCCCAAAGAAAGTATTTTTAAATTCTTCGTTTGTCGCAGGAGTAAGCATTTGAACTAACGATGGTACTTTAATTTCAATATACTTAGAATATGAAGACTCACCTAATATAAATGGATTTGGATTTTGAATTTCAAAACTTGAAGAGTTTAAATAAACTGTTGAATTAAAATAGTTGTAGACTCCAGAGTTTCTTTTTACCTTTGTTTGGAATAAGAATCCATCATAACCCCTGCCATAGAAAGAATATCCAGTTCTTAGATGTAATTTAATAGTGTCATACCAAACTGCTTGAACATCTCCAGTAAGTACTGGTTGTAAACCAGCAGAATTTGTTCCTAACCATTCAGCAGAATCTAAGTAGTCCAATTCATTTTTAAGAAGGGCCCATGTATTTGCTTCATCGGTAGGAACTGCATAATATCTTCCAGATTGTCCAGCTCCTGTTTTAATATCATTTCCAGTTTCTGCAAGTGGAACTGAAAATAGGGAATTTGCACGGTTAGTTACTTGAATTTCTCCACCTTTAAGTACAGAACCTGTTATATTGGTATACTCATAAGAATATTTACCATTAGTTGTCGGTGTATAAGTATATATTGTTCCATTTAGGTAACCATTCCCTCCAGGGATTGTAAAACCTACAGGATTATTAATTGTTCCGCTACTTAAATCAAATTTATAAGTACTTCCATTCTTTAGCAATAGCATTCTAGAGGCAAAGTTATTAATAACAACATATCCGCTCGCAGTTGTCACTGTAAATTCTACAACATCCTCTCCAAGTTCATTTAATAAAAATCGTGAAGCACTATTATCACCGTCAATTGTGTTTAAATACTTGATTTGACTTCCATTATTATCATTTTCAATTTTAGCCAAATCAGGCTGCGATTGGTCATGATACATAAATTCTAATAATACGTCGTCGTCTAATTTAACGAACCTTGATGATTTTGCCATTACTCTATAATTTTTTAAAACCTAAGCCATTTTGGAGACCATATCAGTCCTACATTTATCGACGGTCCAACACTAATAACTTGCTTATTGTTTAGGTTAATTCCATAACCAACTCCAACTCCAACTGACCATCCTGATTTTTTTTCATACTTTTGGTTCAGTTTATCATTAACTAGATTAATGTTTTCGATATTTGTAAATAATACTCCAGGGGATGTTGATGTAATTTTTAATTTGTTAACACCTTCCTCGTTTATGATTGCAGCCTTAAGTTCAATTCCTTGTTCAAAGTTAAATTTATTTGAAAGAACAGTAATATTGTTGGTCTTTTTATCCCTTAAGATATCAACAGTTCCATTAAACTTACTCCAATTATATTTATCCCATTTTTTTTCGTTGCTAATTGAAATTGTTGAAGTTGAATCACTTGTGGCTACCACTGAACTACTTGCATTAATTATCGAGTCCTTTATTTTGATTTCAGCTCTCAATAGTGAATTTACACCTTTAAGGTCTTTATTAAGACCAAGAGACTTTTGATAATCGGCAATAACCGCCTTATTTTCAGCAGTTAGGGTATTAATGTCAAATTCATAACCTAATTTAATAGCAACTAATTCACCATTTTTATTTCTTTCGAATTTGATAGTGTCCTGGGATGCTTTAAGATTATTATAATTTCTGGTTGCAACTTTCTGAGAATTTTCAGCCTCTTGTTTAAGGCTTGAATTTCTATCACATTGATGTAGTAGTAGTAAAATAAGTACTACTAAAACTATAAATTGAATAGCGTTGCGGTTTGTCGGAATGTATTTTTTAAAGTCTATCATGATTAAAATGCTATTGGATTTCTTGTTCCTATTTTTGTTTTTGCCCAGTATAATTGTACGGTATGTGCAATATCTGATGTTGGGTTTCTATAAAAGTTTCCATTGATTGATTGGCCATCGGGTAATATTAAATAAGAACCACTATAATACGTACCACCTGTTGTACCGGCTGAAGCAGTAATATTACCTAAAGATGATATATATCCTCCAGAAACCGAAGCTGAACTTCCTGGTGTACCGGTACCTGTAAATAACTGTTCAATACCAACCCATATATATGCAGTACTTCCCGTATTATTTACAACAGTTACATTAGAGGTTAAAGCTCCAGTACCATTAAATCCTCCTGTCCACACCTCTACACCATTAGTTATAACAGGTGCATCATTCGCAACTGCAGGTATACCTATTATGTAATTAATTGTTGTTAAATATCCAGTAGTAGGAATTCCAGTTAAACTAATATTCATAGTTAATGTCTTATTTGCATTTGATAAAACACTATTTAAGATAGTTAAAGTTCCTCCTCCAGGGGGTGGTGCAATATTAAAAGTAGAGTTATATACGTACAATGGAAATGGATTCGTAATATTTTGAAAAACATATCCCGCAGAAGCTTGGTATACAAGTTGAAAATTATAGCCTGTTGCAAAATTATAAGTTATAGGAACGCTTATTCCAATATTAGCCGTAACATTAGCTGGATTTAACCTACCTAAAGTTATATTTGCAATTGCAACATCTACAAATAATGTTGTATCTATACCTAGAGTAATTGTTTCTGGATTTTCTGGGTGATCGCTAACATTAATAGTTAAAATAATTGCTGTTGGAAAAGATCCTGAATCGGCAAACGATATTCCAGTAACTGCTGAATAACTAGGTACACCAGAAATATTTCCAGTAGATGGAAGTGTTGACCAATAATAGCCAGCAGGCGCATTAACTTCAAACTGTTGACTATATGCTTGATTCGCCGGTTGGTTATCAGTAACTCCTAAAGTGTAAGGGTCCGGATTCAATTTTGATGCGGTTGTATTTTGGTCGTCTAATCTCCAAGTTAATAGAACAGGTTCTGCCTGTCCTGTCCCAGGATTAGACCAATATAAATTGGTTTTGCCCAGGTAAATAATTTGTGGTAGTTGTTTAATTTTAAAAGTTGTTCCACTTCCAGGAGCTACTTGCACGGATGATGTACTAACTGTAGAAGTAATAGTATAAACAGACTGTGCGTGTGATGCGGTCATATTTATATCTGAACCTCCGGTAATATGTGTTGTATTAATTAGATCAAAGTCTACGGTACCTTGTCCAGTTGGACTTGCCGATAGTGGATTGTTATCAATTTCATAGTTAAAATTTCCTAACATTGGAACCAATTTTGTGTTAGCCAATGTACCGTCAGTCCAAGTTTCTCCATTACAAAGATACCATCCAGCGTATGTTCCAACTCCTTTACCTACTGAAATCCTTAAAGGTTTATCAGCAGCAACAACACCAACATTTTCAGTATTTATAAAATTACTATTATTATTAAATACCGAAGGCATTATTGAAACTATAGTACCTATTGGAACGGTTCCTGGAAGTTCTGCAACCGTTTTAAATTTAAGCAAACCAGTACTATCCATACAGGTAGCAACTTTATCAACACCCGCTCCAGCGCCTCTAATAAATAAATTTCTTTTAATATTAACAGGTAGATTAAAATTTGTGTTGGAATTAAACGTTGCTACGGTTTGGTTAATAGTAAAACAATATGGAGAAGTAGAAGTACCTTGAAACCCCATTTGCCCCGTTTGATAAATATTTGTTGAATTTTGAGGATCAATAAACCCTATGGTCATTTGATCTGGCTGGTTTTGACCCTCTTTTTTTTCGAGTCTCCAATCTACATGTTTGTCCCCATTTAAAAATCTTAGATTTGAAGCAGAAAAGTTTTTTCTATGTATATTCCATTGAAACGGATTTTTTCCATTAACTAAAGGTTGTTTCGTATTATACTCGGGGTCAGTTTCTAGATAACCAATATTTACAATCGAAGGAAGATTAGAAGAGTAAACGATCGGTATTATAGTTTCTACATCAATAGTTCCAGCTTGAACGTACTTCCAATAATTAGGGGATGTTATACCTATAGGTCCTTGATTTCCAATATCTCCTACAACTCCTTGAAAACCTTGTTTTCCAGTAGTACCCTGAGGTCCGGTTTGCCCGATAGAACCTTGAGAACCTCGAGGTCCGCCTCCATTTGCAACCAACTGGTCAAAGTTATAGTTTACTTTGTCAAGTTTAATGGAGTCAGAGTCCGGAATGAAGATTTGTTTAAGATTAATTGGCATACCTATCTATATTTAGATTATATATTCTAATTTCTGGAGAGTGAGGCTACACAAACTGGTATGCTGGGTCTATTTTTTGAATAAACAGGGTAACAATGTAAGGTTGCATATTTTTATCAGTACCTGACACGCCTGCAGATTCAGTTGTATAATTATAGTCAAATTTAAAATCTCCTGCGTATTTTAAAGTATATGGACCTCCTGGTTTTACAGCTCCACTTGTTATTCCATGACTATGTGATACAACTACTGCATCTTTATTACCACCAATCCTAGGATATTCTGGTCCTTCACTATCTTCCATTGATGGAAATGACGGAACAAAAACATTTCCTGAGGTTGCTCCATACGCAACAGGAACCCTACCTACTCTGTTTCTTGTTCCATTAAATCCATTACAAATAGCCCAGCCAAGTCTTTCGTTTTTACCCAAACCATTCAATTCAAAGTTAGCTGTAATATAAGCATTAGTACAGTCAATCATTTTTAAGTCTCCGGGTAACCATTGATCCCTTGCAAAATCTAAAATAGCCTTTTCTACTTCTCGATGGTCTTCTGCCGTTATTAAAGGAGAACCAGCGGTTGGTAAATTTGTATTGATTAAATCCGATACTTGTTGATGTGTTTGCATGTTTTTATTTTTATTTTTAGTTAAAGTGAGTTATAATCATTAATTGTATATTCTAAACCTAGGTAATCACCCGAGCTAAGTTGACCTTCTCCTGCGTCAACCCAATATAAATTTTCAGTTTTTAAATATATAATTTGAGGCAACTTTTTAATTTTAAAAAATTGACTGCCGTTTGTTGAAATTTCAGGGTCATTTGAGTTATTAACAAGAGTTGTATTATAAATTTCATTAATATCGTTCCAATTGGCGCTCATTGATATGTCAGCTCCTCCAATTAAATGTGTTTCATCATTGATTACACTTCTAGATCCTTGACTATTAGGATCAGTAGATTGTGGATTGTTCGCAATTTGATATGAGTATGAATTAAGATCGGGAACTTGAACACCTGTACTTCCGTCAGTCCAAGTTTGTCCATTACAAACATACCAACCTTTATAATCTCCAAATCCAGCACCCATTCTTATCCGTATTGGTACATCCTTTATTCCGCTCAAATCGCCAGCGTCTATTGTTTGAGTACATACGAATTTAGTTGGGTCACTAAATATTGAAGGCAATATAGAAATAATAGTACCGAGTTTAACGCTTCCTCCAAGTTGTTCTACTGTTTTAAAGTTAATAAGTCCTGGAATACCAGTCGATATTGCAACTTCATCGGTGTTTGCGCCTGAAAGTTCAATTCTTACTTTTTCATTAAATGTAACATTACCCGCAAAAAGTGAATCCACATTAATCGACCCAGACGCATTTGACACTTTTAACAAATCACCTCCTGTACTTCCAGAATTTCTAATAATATGTTCCTCTGCTTGTAAATTTAACTGTGAAGTTTGAGGAACAATAAAACCAAAATTTAATTTATAAGAATTAAGCGACACATCCATTGTAACATCAAATGCATTATTAGATATATCACGACTAGTAAATCTTAAATTTGAATTAAAGCTAGGCAACCTATTAATTACCCATTGATAATTTGGCAAACCATTTTCTTGTTGATTCCTATAACCTGAATCTGAACCAGCATACCCAGCAGCAATAACAGCCGGATATTCGGGTGAAACATTATCTATTGGATGTTTTGCAAACATAGTTGCCATAACGTTAACAGCTGATGATGTATCTTGAGATATAACTTTCCAATATGTTGAATTAGAAGAGGATGCAGCTGGTCCTTGAACACCTTGGATTCCCCTATCTCCTTGAAATCCTATTGCACCTTGAAATCCTTGTGGGCCAGTAATTCCATCAGACCCATTAAACCCTTTAGGACCTCCACCATTTGCAACCAACTGGTCAAAATTATAGTTAATTTTGTCAAGTTTGATATTATCAGTATCGAATGGCCATATTTGTTTTAGGTTAATTGTCATTTAGATTATATATTATTTTATGTGGCTATCCATACTAAGTTTGGATCTTCTAAAAAAACTATATGAATCATTCGACTAGTGTAATGAATACCACTTCCAATGTTCATATTTATTGTGCTATCTCCTGGAGATGTATCATTATTAGGAAAGCTGTTAGTGTAATTTACTGAATACACTCCGTTTAATGTTGCAATTGCAGAAATTCTTAAGTCATATCCACCTATTAATATAGGTTCTGATTCGGGTTTTGTAATTTGCGGTTGCACATCACCATTTGGAACTATAGTATAGCTAAAGTTATTTAGATTTGGAGTTAAAGTTCCATTAAAGCCATCAACATTTAACCACTCTTCTCCATTACAAAGGTACCAACCTTCAAAATCAGTACCCAATTTTCCTCTTCCATAAATATTATTTAATGGAGAACCTTGAGCTACTGTTACCTGCTCATTTAACCAAAAGTTAGTAGTAGAAAATTCATCCTCTCTTATTGAAATTATAGAACCTATTGGAAAGATACCAAAAACATCTTTAACGTTTTTCCATTCAACGTCACCAAATGAGTCTGTTGAAACCAGAACTTTATTTATACCAGCATCTAGTGTATATCTAAAATCTTTATTAGTTCTTGTAGCTTTTAAATTGGCATTACTTAAACTAAAACTAGAATCACCAATACTATTATCATTAATAGTTATTAAAGAGTCTTTAATTACAATTGAATCATCCCATCCATCGTTATTAGGTGTTTTAAATATCGTAGACCCTGAAGTAAAATTAATTCTAAAATTAGAATCAGAAAAATCTGGAGAAATTTTAAACGTCTTTGTATTATTTATTGTATCATTTTCTAATCTTAAATTATAACCATACGTTAGGTTACTATTTTCTAATCTTAGGTTAACCCAAGAATTATCTGGACTTTTTACAATTTGAACAGGTTCTTGCGGTGGTGCACCAATTGTTTGTTCCCCTTCTAAATACCCAATTCTTAATGCAACTGGAGCCGACTGCGCGATATTGCTAGGATTTTTTTTAGGAAATAAATATCCAGGTGAACCATCGCTTTCTGGAAAAAGCACCCAATCATTTGAACTTTCCATCCCAGGTATACCCTGATACCCTTGAGGTCCCTTATAACCGTTGTCACCTTGAGCTCCGATTGGACCAAAAGCGCCATCCACTCCGATAGTACCCTGAGGTCCAGGCATTCCACCGTTTGCAAGAAGATAAAAATTATAGTTAATCTTATCAACCTTGTCTTTAGACCACCAGGCTCCACTATTTGGATCCAGGTCGGTTACAAAAAGTTCTTTAATATTAATAGCCATTAATTATGCTTGTATTTTAACGTGTACCTTGAAGTTGTATGAATATCCAAGCTTTTTATTATATATTAATCTAAAACTCAAACCATCATTTTGATAACTTTGAATATTAAAATTTGTCAATTCTACGTAATTATCAAGGGTTAACTGTGAGGTCTCTGTAACCGATACAAAGTTTGTAACCAGTCCCTTGCCTTCAATTCCATAAATTTTTATTGAATCAATAATAAAACGAGGTGAAATATTTGATTTTGAGTATATTTGTAAATCATCTTTTATCGAAGATTTGTCTCCATAAGAATTGGCAGCACTTACATACTTTTTAAAATATTGTTCAATCCCATCTTCAATTAATTCATTTAGTATTACAGTTGGTAAATAAAAATCTGCAATAACTTGAGAAGGGTCTTCAACCCAATGAATAGAAGCCGTGTTAGATTGAGCAAATCTTATTTTATCTAAGGCTTCAATTGAAACCTCTTGAACATTATCATATTTTGTTATATCATAAGTATCTCTGACCTTCATGATTGTTGAAGTCATAAAAGTTTTCTTTTCAACAGGACTTAGGGTTCCGTTTGTTGTTTCGGATTCTAAGGCATTTAGCGCTCTTGTAAAATAATCTTTTGAATACTTAGATTTAAAAACATTAATATCCTTTTTATCAATTGCAATTTCGCCAATCATCGGGTACAGAGGTAATTTATCAGTTGTTTGAGAGAGCTTCAATATGTTTTTAGAGTCTTTCTCATTAACTTTATGATAAAAATAGTTACTAATAAAACCGTAATTGTCCGTATTTTCTTTAAAAGAATCAAAAGAGATTCCTTTACCGTTTAACTGATTGTATGTTATTAATGATGCATCATCTTGAAGTACTCCAGCTATTTTTCTAGATGAATCAATATCAGAGAAAGTTATAATGTCATTAAAAATTGGGTTATAATCGCCATTCATTCTTCTTAGAATAGTTGCGTATCCTCCGTCTTCTCTGTCTTCTATAACATTACCAATTTGATTTGAAGATAATATGTATGCTTTTGGCCTTTCTGGATCTGCCATTGGTTGAACAATAGAAGGTTTAACAACATCAACTCCTGATTCTATTGAAAGAACAAAATCGTTATTAATTGGCTCAGTTCCATCAGCAGGAATTGTTACATAATTTATCTGACCAAAGGAATTAAATCTTTTAGCATATCTGTATGCACTTATTGAATCTAATAAATTAGCAAATTCATTTTCGCCTCCTTGCGAATAATTAAAAGGTCCCGTATCACCTATTAAAGAAATTGAGTCTTTATCTAATCTAGGATCAATTTCATTTGTTACCGGCTGATTGGTTAATATATCCCATTTCCAAGGATGTCCACTTACTAATATCGATTCATCATCAATAACATTAATAACTTTTACTGCATATGTAGTTCCGGCTAAACTAAAATATATCCATGAATATTCGCCGAGTGAATTTTTTTTAACAAACTGGGTAAACTTTGCATTTCCTTCTTCAATTGAAATATCGCTTGCTTTTAAAATAAAGGGAGCATCTTTGTCTTCTTCTGGTTTTGCTCCGGCGAAATCAATACGAAAAGGAATTACAGTATCTATAATCTTATCTTCAAATTTTAAATCAGTTAATGTGTACAATAAATATCTATTCAAAGCATCTTCTGCTATATCATTTTCAATAACATTTAATTCAATGTTAACACAAATAAATTTAAACTTGTCATTTTTAATACAATTAAAAACTATTGAATTTGATGGAATATCTCCATTATTCAAGTTTTCGACAATATTATAAGAAAGGTATGCACCGAATTTATAATCACTCATGTCAATTCCTTTTAAAAATTCAGTTGGAATTTCATTAGTATCTTCTTTTCTTTTTTGGTAAACATATCGAAGACCTCTAAAAACTGTTGATGAATTTTTTTCAAAATTACCTTCATCAAATTTAGACCATAGCCTTTTGTATTTATTATTAAACCAATTCGCTCCTACTCCATTTACTACAGCCAATGGATCAAAATATCCAGTCCAATTAAAATGTTTATCAAAAAAGTTAAAATTAATATCGCTTAATTTTTCAATGGTTAACCCTTCATCATATGCAAAATCTAAATAATTATTTAATTCCTTTCTAGTTCCTAATATATTAGTTGAAATTCTATTCAGATGGAAATGCTCCATGTTTAAGAATTCAATATTTCTTTTAGAATCCAATTCAATGTTTGGCGATAAATTATCATCTCCAAATGCCTCATTAACATTTAAAACGTATGGTAAATTTCTAGCATTTGAAGCATTTTTAAGTTCATACTTACAAATAGTCGGAACAACTCTACTTAAAAGAGCAGTTTCTTTAAGACTATTTTCTTTAAGTCGGTCATATTCATTTAGCAACTGGGTCTTTGTGACTACATTTGATGTTTCTGCAGACAAAATGTCTCTAAGACCTGAATAAAATGACGGAGCATCTATGATACTACCATCTATTTTTTTATCATAAACAAGGTCTCCTAGGTCTGAGTTTCTTGTTGAGTAAAAATCAAAATCAAAATCTTTAAAATCATAAGCTGCAAATTTACCATGAATCGTTTTATATTCATTATAAACTTCATATACTTTATCATTTGAAAGTTTTGTAACCTTGTCTAAAATAACTCTATAATAATCAGTATCGAAAGGGTCCTGGTTAATCTCTATAATTTTAACAAATTTATCAGAATCTTTTTGTTTTAAGTATTCTCCAATTTGAACATTTCCAATTTCTGAAGACTTAACAAGAACTGATTGTCCTTCAACCGAACCAGATATAGTTGTCCAAATATTCCAATTAACCGTTGGACTGTTAACAAATATACCTAAACCAACATCATTAAATTCACCATCAACAACTTCAATAAAATCAGTTAAATTAGGAGTGTATATTCCAAACGCAGTATTTCTTCTTTTATTACCAATAACAATTTCTTCAATAATTATTGAAGTATTAACTACTTTTGTTTTATATGTTATTATCTCTCCATTGTTAATTGCAGAAGCAATTGCAATTGCAATTTGCTGCAAACTTCCTTGATTTGAAAATTTATTTTTGTTTGCTCTACCTGCCGGAAGAGTTGGATCTGCAATAACAATATAATCTCCCAAGTTGTATTGAGAAATTTCAATTTCAGTTCTGTCTCCAATAAAAATTCTATCATTAACATTTGGAACGCTTTTAATATTCACCTTAAGAAATCCTTTATAACTTGGCTCTTTTAATTCCGCAGTTATTTTTTTACCATTTTTTGCAAAACCACTAAAAGATTCACTGTTGCTATTATTTGGAGATATTAAAAATTCAACTGTTGTTAAATTTTTAACATTTGAATTTTTAACATGGTAAAAATTACTTGATTTATCTTTAACATATTGTAACGTTGGAATATTAAATTGCTCACTTTTAGGAAACATATCAATATTAGGTAAAGAAGTTCCCGATGTAGGTAAGGATGTGTTATAAAACGTTTTATAGTCACTATGTTGAATAATTAATTTACTATCATTACTTAAATACGCTCCAAATTCTCCTTCATCAATCTCATCTACATATATTCCAAAGTATCTGTAGATTTTATAGTTTTCTGCTGTGTAATCATCAAATAAAAATTCTAAATTAACTATATTAGCAGAAACAATACCATTTCTTTCAAATCCATTAGTGATTGTTTCATTATTAAATATTTCAGGCAAATCAACTTGGATATAATCTCTATCTAATTGCTCTGCTTTAGTAACAAATCCACCATTAACAATATCAATACCATTAAACGTTGATTGAGAACTTTCTTTAAAGTTCACAGTCAACATTGAGTTTGGAAATCTTTTATCATTAACATGAGTATTCAAGTATTCTCCAATTTTTGAAGATTTACCCAAATCAAATGTCTTAATTATTGTGGCATTTTTAAGAAGCTCTAAAATCCTAGAATTTTGTCCAACTGTATCTTCTGTGTAATCTGCTTTATAGTCTACATCTTCAATTCTATAAATTACAAATTTAGAAGGTACCTGTTTTTCAAGCCAAATTGGAGCAAATATCTTATATTGCTCATCATATAATTTAGTAGTGTTTTGAATAGCACCGTATTGGTATTGATCTTCGTATTGAAATTCATAATCAGAAAATAAGGTAATGTCTGAAGATGCTCTAAGAGTTTCGTATCTCTGTGTTAATGGAAGTTTTTTATAAAAATTAGCAATATCGATAGAATATATTCCAGAAGATTTTATCTCATATTTTTGATATTCAACTTTAGAAAGTTCTTTATTTGCTCTAAAAGAACTTAAAAACAAGTCACCATTTTGGTTAACAAGCAACTTTAGGTTACTTGTTAACTTTGGATTTGTTCTTAATAAAGCAAAAGATTTATTATCTATTGAATTGTTTACCGCGCTAGTATTAATTGTAGCCATCTACGACACCTCTTTTTATTTATATTATATATCCCAGATTATGGAACAACATAAGAGGTTGTAGTTATTAAATTTGGTTAATATCTGGGAAAGAAAGATTTGAAAAACTAGAAGATAACCATTTACGTCTTCCAGGACCTTGTTGGTAATTATTTTGGTAATTTGTTAACATTGTGCTTGTGACATTGTTAATATTTCTACCTTCCGCAGCGTATTTAGCAGTTACTTCGACATCAAATTTAAAATCATTATTACCAAAATCGATTATATCAATTCCTATTTTTTTAGCATAACTTAAGTTTGTGAATGTGTTATCTAAAATTCCACCTATTCTACCCGTTCCTGTTGCTTTAGGACCATAATAATCAGTCATTCGATATTGAAATACCAGGTCAACTGATATGGCATTTGCACTTCCTCCTGGAATTATTTTTTTACCACTTTTATTAGAAGCATCTACGACTAATGAATTAGTGTTTAGTGGTGAAATATAAAGAAAAGAACCGCATGATCGACCACCTAATAAGTATTGGTCTTCTGGAACAAATCCAGCCTTACCTGTTTGTCTTAGACCCTGAGTACTTGGTGTAGGAGTATTAGTACTTATAGTACCAATTATTCTAAGAGGTGTTTGTTTTTTACCATGAGTATCATTTGCTCTTAAAGATGCAGTTTTTGGCATACCAATAATTCCATTACTTGCAATTTTCTTAAGAGTAGAACCTGCACCATCGCTATCATCATGCGTTTTTAAAAGAGGATGGTCAACATGTATATAAATACCATTTGAATAATTTTCATAAGTTAATGGTGCTGCTCCGATCGCAATTTTCTGTGGAGTAATTCCACTATAACTACCAGACCAAACAAAATCATTTGGTGATGGATTAGATGCTGGTGCATATGGCTCTGCAGTTATATTTGAAAAGTCTTTAAATCCGGTAGTTCCAATTTCAGGAACAAAAAGGTTACCTGAATCTTTAAAAATATATGAAATTCCATATTCATATCGATCATATGCACATATTATACCAGAATCTGATAAACCTGTGTAAATATCGCCATTTGCATTCGCACCTTCATCAATTACATATAAATTAGCATCGTTTGCAATATTTTTAAATCTAGAGTAGATAAATTGTCCTTTTAGCTGAGACGACTGATCAGGTCCACTATTAATATAATCTTCAGAAACCGTACCGATATTTTGATAAACTACCGGAACTAAATCATATTTTGCTTCATCTCTATAATAATCACTATTATATACCGAGTCTTGCGTTCCAAGACCAAGACCAAATATTACATTGGTTGTAGAAACCGGAGCTGGTTGAGTAGTGTCTCCTACTATTCGGGATATTAACTCAAGATCCGTTGCTTTAGTATTTGATAATTCAATTTTAAAGTTTTTAGTAACAATAGCTCCTTTTCCATTAACTGCTGGAATTTCTTGGCTATAGTAACCCGCAAACAACTGTACTGTTGAGTTATTTGTTACTGGTGTAACGTTTCCATTTTCATCAATGATTCTTACAAGTAACTCTCCAGTTGTTTTCTCAATAACTGATCTTAAGCTTAGAACCTCATTTTGAAGAGCTAGTAACTTTTCATAAACAGTGATTGGGGCTTGATTGTCAGTTATGAATCCAGACGCTATTGTATTTGCACTATGCGCAAATGTTTGACTACCAACTGTAAAAGATTCTCCAACGTGTTGATATACTCCAGCAGATTCTAAGTCCTCTTTAATTTGTACTTTTAGTAGGTCAAGTTCATTAGTCTTAATAACATCCCCTAGTGCATCAGTATTTATTTCACCTTGTGGAAATTCTATTTTTTGAATTTCCGACCATTCAGATTCTAAAGGATTCGCCGGGAATCCAGCTTCTGAAATTGATTTAATCATAAATTCAACAACCTCACCAGGATTAATTGCAATATCGAAAGAGTTAAAGTTTACTGCGTTAGCGTCCTCTTCACTTTCAAGAATCCAACCATATTTTCCATTAGCATCCATTGCTCTCTTTCTAACTGGACCATTGACCTCTACCCAATTTGAAAAAGCAGCTGTTTTTTCAGTTTGGTTTGTTGCATCTACAAATTTTAATTGATCGACATTTGAAGTTTTACCAGAAGTAGAAACGTATCGATATCTAATTTTAAATTGTACAACCTCTTGAGATACTTGATTTCCAATTGTTTTAGGCTCCGGAACTGCCCAGAATCCTCTAACTTTATATTTTGGAGCTACTGTTTGTAGGTCTGAAGATGCAGCTGAAGATTTAATTTCACTAACAACAGATGAAAAAAGTTTTGATTCAGATTCTCTTTGAGAAATTAAAGAACCTAATTCATTTTTATACGTATCACTCTCTGTTTGAGATGCAAATTTCTTAGTGTTAATTAAAGATTTTTTCTGCTTGATAGATTCATCGAGTTGTTTTAACGATTGCTCTGTCGAAGATTTATCAGACTTTAATTGTTTAATTTTATCAGTTGTTGTATTGTCGGTAAGGTGCTTATTAATTTGAACAACTTTAAAGTTTTCAACATTAATAACAGGTGGTGTTGGCTTAATTCCAGACGCTGCAGGTGGAATGTAATCAACCTTTAGTGATTTAAGAAATTGTCCAAAATCAGCAACTTCATTTTTATAATATTCTGCTAGGGTCATTATTGTACCTGTAGCATCGCTCATTTGTAAATCATTAGAATAGAATCCAACCCCTGGAGAAAAATCTTCTGCAGGTATTTTTGAAACAGGGTCAATTGGTTTAACAAAAATAACCTGTCTCTCATTAAAGGCTACATTGATTTCTATATTCAAATCAGTATCAACATCTTTATAAATTCCAAGTTGATTAACTCCAATCTTAATAGATTCTGAACCTTCAAGCAATAATAATTCTATTTGCGACGTAGAAGTATCAATTGAAAGAATTTGGTATCTAGTTCTATAATTACCAGAGTTTACAATAAGAGAATCACTGGTCTTTAACGTTTCAGTGTCTTTAAAAGATTTAGTTGAATCGCTAAATGTTAACTTATTAAGTGTGTATAATTTAACAGTTTTTGTTTGAGTTGTTCCGTCAATAACAACATTCTTTTGAGCATTGTCGACTTTAACCACATCAAAAAATCCAGTGTATTGAATTGTTCTAATAGGCATATCAATAACTTGTGAATCTAAATAGTACACAAAATTATTATTAGTTAATTGTGTTTTAAAATCAGAATAAACAATTTCACTACCTCCTTTATATAAATCATCGAATGCAGTAACTGAAGCCTGGTCATTTTCATTAAATATGTATCGCTCAACGTATACCTTTTCAGTTTCTACAGGAATTTGCTTACTTACATCTAAATTAATTGTAAGTAATGGATTTAAAAAGTTTTCAAAGAAATCATTTAACTTAGTTGAAAACTGGGTAGGAGAGGCAAGAGACGTAATAGAGGGAGATGGTCCTTTTAACCTTGAAGTATGAATAGTTCTAAAAGTTCCGTCCTTTAGTCTTACATTTGCATTTGAACCTTCAAGACCGCTAATTGAACTCACATTACTATTCAAACGATCAATTTCTCTTTTCAAGTACCCGAATGCAGGTATTTGAATAGTTTCCATCTTGTTTGTTTTACTATTAAAAAGGTCAATACTAACTGTTTCTTTGTCGGTAGTTATGGCTTCATTAATTTTTACAAATGTTTCTAATGAGTTGGTATTTAACTCGAGAAACTGTTCAAGTAAATGTGATATTGAATTGCTAGCGCTCATATTATCTTATTATTTCAAGTTCAAATGTCTTGTTTATTTCGTCTACACATATTAATTCAAAGTAAGGTTTTTGGCTTAGAATATTAGTAAAATCTATAAAAGCCTTTAACACATAACTTTTGTTTTTGTCAGTGAATATATTTATTTTGTAAGTTCCTAGATTTGGTAGTTGGTTTTTAAAAGAAAACTTATGTCATGCGCCTAAATGTCGGGCGCATTGGTCGTGCCCATGGAATCTTGGGTGAGGCGACAATCGAAGTTCGTACAGATGATGCGGCATCCCGTTTTGCAATTGGCGCAGCTCTAGAGACAGATAGCAACGGAACTCTGGTAGTTGACTCTGTGCGCGTCCATAACGGAATCCTTCTTCTCTCATTTGCGGGTTGCACAGATCGAAATGCTGTTGAAAAATTGCGAGATGTTCTTCTCTATGCCGATGTTGATATCGATGCACCTGGTGAAGATGAAGACGATTATCACGTACTTCAACTCATAGGTTGTCGAGCAGAGCTAGAAGATGGCAGCACCTTGGGAGAGGTAAGCGATGTTCTCAACCTTCCCGGCCAAGATGTTCTCGTTATTAAGGGCGAGAGCGGAGAAGTACTCATCCCATTTGTGCGCGTTCTTGTCCCGGTCGTTGATATCGCAGGCAAAAGACTTACAGTTATTCCACCAATTATCGATGGGCAGATGTCATGAGAATTGATGCAATCACAATCTTTCCTGACTACTTTGCGCCGTTGCAGCTTTCTCTCCTGGGTAAGGCGCAAGATGGAGGCCTGCTCTCTGTCAACGTGCACGATCTTCGCGCGCAGACCTCAGATACTCACCACACAGTCGATGACGCACCATATGGTGGTGGTGCTGGAATGGTGATGTTGGCAGATGTGTGGGGCAAAGCGATCGATTCAATTATTGATGATGGCGCTTTATTGATTGTATTAACTCCAGCTGGACGACGCTTTAACCAAGAGATGGCAGAAGAACTCTCACGCGCACCACATCTAATTTTTGCTTGTGGTCGTTATGAAGGAATTGATGAGAGAGTTCGAATTCACTATAGCCAAACTGAATATCAGCAGCGAAATATTCAAGTGCGAGAAGTATCAATTGGAGATTATGTACTCGGAGGGGGTGAGGTTGCCTCGATGGTCATGATTGAAGCAATCACACGACTTATTCCTGGAGTACTTGGAAACCCACTCTCTCTTGCTGAAGAGTCACATAATGAAGAGGGTTACCTTGAATATCCCAACTTCACACGACCACAAGAGTGGAGAGGGTTAGAAGTTCCACCTATTCTGCTCAGTGGAAATCACGGAGCGATCGCCGCATGGCGCGCATCACAGGCGCAGGA